GCCTGATCGCAGTACGCCAGAAACTTGTCACGAAACTCCATAGAGCGGCCACGATCGTAGGTCTCCGCGTCTTGCTTCTCGTGCGCCAGATGCTTCATCCAGTTCATCAGGTGCCGATGGTGCTGGACGTCGATTTCGAAGGCGGTTGAGGAAGCGGTGATGTCTTCGAGGGGCATGCGGTAGACGATCGCTTGGAGCGTGTCGTCAGCCACTGCGGGGGCCACCAGACGGAGCTTGTTCGCATCCATCCCCACGACGACGCCGGTGATGGCTGTCGGGTTGGTGTTGAACTTGACGCCGCCGGTGCCGAACGACGTGGACTGACCGTAGTCGTCCTGCGCCCAGCCGGGGTGGCCAAGGTCCTCGAAGTTGAGGATGTTGACGTTGCGGCCATCGGATGCACGGCGCAAGTCGCGGAGCTTGAGGATGCGGGGGTCGTAGTCGATGTACGTGTCCCCCGCCGCAACCTGCATGGTGCAGATCGCAGACGTGGAATCGGCGATGCCCCCACCTTCGCGGCAGAACGTCTTCTGAGCGTCGTCCATGTACACGAAGATCTCCGTGTCCGTCCAAAGGGGCGGGGAGGCTTCGTCGCGAACGTCGCTGCGGAAGAGGTCCTTGAGCTGGGTGGGGGTCATCTCAGGCCTCGATTACTCGGCGGCCTTGTCGGCAGCCACTTTGTCGTGGTACTGCTGCCACACGGTGGCGATCTCCTTCGCCTGCACCTTGAAGCCAACGGCTTCGGACACAGCACCCACGGTGGGGCTGCCGGCTGCAGTGAAGTTGTCGCGCGCGTTCTCAGCGACCAGCTTTTCGATGGCGGCGAGGATCAGGGGCGCGCGCTCGGCGGGATCGGCCGGGGCGTTGTCGGTCTTGGTCACTTCCTCGACCTGCGGGTCTTCGCCGTCGGGCGGGATCGCACCGATGGCCAGCGCCTCTTGATAGATGGCGGGCGGCACATGGGTGGGCTTGCCCTTCTCGAAGGCCACGGAATGGCCCTTGGTCGTGGTCAGGACGTAGTTGCGATTCAGGACGAGCAGGGTCTTGCTCTTGGCTTCAGCCATGATGAGTCTCCTAGTTTGCGTACGCGGCTACAGGGATACGGCGGGATTTGGAATTCCCACCGCTGAGGAAGTCGCCGGGCAGCTCGATGAATCGCTGCTGGTCCGGCAGAAACGCAAGAACGACGTCGCACTCTGGAGCTGTCTTGCGGTGGGATGCGCTCGCCGCGCTTGCTTGTGAAACGCTCCAGCTAGTTGGGTCCTTGCTATCCTTGAGCCCAGCCAACTTCACGTTCACACGAACAAACTCGCCGTCACGCTCAGCCACGAAATCGTAGCCGTCGTTGCGAACCACCGGAACGAGAACGCGATACCCAAGTTCTGAGTAGTGCGCGTACCCGAGCAGTTCGACGGTTTCCCACTTCATAACGTCTCCACAGACGAAGGGCCCAGCGAACTGGGCCCTCGCCGTTAGTGGGTCTGGACCTCGTTCACGCGGTTGCGGATGATGTAGCTCACCCGCACGGTGATTTTGCCAGCCGTCGCGTCGGCAACGGTGGGCGCCACGGTCACGCGGACCTGTTCGCCACCACCCACGAAGCCGGTCGGAACCAGCGCCGTGCGGCCGGCAGCCACCTTGTCGGTGACGCCGAGGTAGCGGGTCGCGCTGCCGCTGTCGCCCACCGAGACGTTGTAGGCGGTGGAACCGCTCACGGCCGTCTCGGTGACCACCTCGCCGCCGACCACGATCGCGTTGGTCGGCAGGAGGATTGCGTCGAACACGTGGCTGCCCACAACCTTGAAGTTGTCGTCAGCGCCGCTGACGTTCTTCATGGTGTCGTTTGCCACATCGAAAGTGAACTCGGCAGTGATCGGGTACTGACCACCGCGAGCCGCAAGTTTCTGAGCCATGGAATTTCTCCTTAGGAAGTTGCGAGTTGCGGATGGTCCCGATTACTGGGCGACGTACACCGAGATCACGCCGAAGTCCTGCGTGGTGTTGCCGGCATAGATCGAGTTGAACTTCGGCTTCAGGAAGCCGAGGATCTTGCCCGTCGAGATGCCCTGCTGGTTCTCGTAGTCGAAGCCCTTCTCGACCCACTCGGGGTTGCCGATGTCGGCCATCGCCAGCGCTTGGGCGCCGCAGAACAGGATCTGGCAGCCGTCCACGGCGCCGGCGGCACCCCACTTCGAGCCGCTGGCAGCGCCCGAGGTGTTGTACACGTTGCGGTATTCGTGGAACACGATGCCGTCGATCATGACCGCTTCGCCGCCGCTGAACAGCGGGTTCTCACCGGAACGCTTCTGTGCGTGGCGCACGTTCAGCATGTAGGTGGGGTCCAGTTTCAGCTTGGCCATCGCCTGCGGAGTCAGGAAGGCGTGGAACACCTCGTCGCCGCCTTCGCCCTTGATGCCGCGCAGGTACTGGTCCTTCGCGTAGGCCTTCAGCTGCACGAACAGCTCCCACATGGGGGTGTCGGACGTGGTGATGGCGCTGGTGGCGCCGTTGGTTTCCAGCTTCTTGTTCGTGCCGTCCCAGCGCAGCTTGCGCAGGTTGGTGGGGGCCGACACGTCAGCAGCGAACTCGAGGAACGGGAAGTCCGAACCCACGCGCGGAGCGCCGTTGTTGCGCATCGCGTAGCTCACGCCAGACAGGGTCAGGAACGCCAGCTGGTCGATACGCTCGGCCAGCCAGTAGGCCAGCACGTCGCGGCTGTTGTTGCGGAACTCAACGACCGACTTCTGGTCGGCCATGCGGCCTTCGTGGCGGTTGGCGTGGCGCAGTTGGTCGATACGGATCACCTGATCGTACGACTTCATCGCCTCTTCGTTGCCTTCCAGCGTACGGTCACCGGCAACGCCGTCGCCTTCGAGGTCGGCCAGCAGCGTGATGACTGCGCGGGCGCCCTTCTCGGACTTTTTTAGCTCGGTGATGTGCTGGATCATGGAGTTCGAGCCATTGCCGAGGAACTTGTTCACGAAGGAATAGTTCCGGGCCATGCGCCACGTGTCCATCGACCAGACGGTCTTCTGCTCGTTGGTGAGCAGTGCGAAATTGGTAAGCATCTTGTGCCTCCTTCAGGCAGGGGATGTGAAAGTCAAACCGTTGATTGCTCTCAGATCACGCTCTGGGCCAGCGCAGGTCGACTTTTAAGGAGGCCGGTCTCCGCAGAGCTGTCGGGTCTGCTGCCGAATGTTGCCGGAAGTATAGACGAAAAAATGGGAGGGCAGCAACTGCCCTCCCAAAATGTTGAGGTTGCACCGCCTACAGACCTCAACCGCCTTCAACTCTGGATTGTCTCGTAGGTGTTGCGCCGCCGCAACCGCAATTGCCACTCGTTGGGGCGAAGGGGCCCACGGGCGGGAGCTTGGAACGATCGAGGAACGGACGTGGGTCGTGGATGGGGTTGTGCATCGGCGGCGCGTCAACCACGAACGTCTCGACGGGGAAAGCTTCCTTCACCTTCGCGCGGATGATCCCCCACTGGTCGCGCGAAGGAGGTTCGTTCGTCAGATCCACGAACCCCTTCAGGTAGTACATCAAGTCGTTCGAGTTCACTTTACCTCCTTGATACGGCTGGCCATCGAGCTGAGAAAGGACTGTTTTTCCGGCGGGGCGACAAGGAGCGTAGACCCAAAGCCAATCTCGGCAGCGGGGTTCAACTTAGCAGCGTGGGCATCGACCATGGCCCGATAGCGAGCGATATCGGCGTTGAACTGCACGTGCCGGTTCATCTGCTCGACGGCGGCTGCGCGCTTAAGCTCGCTCTCGCGGTCGCGGACGATCTGGTCCTCAGCGCGCTCCAGCAGCTTCTTGGCCGCGAGGAAGCCGAGCGACTCGTTCATCTTCTCTTTGATCGCCTCCCACTGCTCGGGCGTTGGGGCCTCGCCCATGACGCCAGCAGCGCCGTTGAGCCAGAGGACGAATTCAGTCGGGGTGGTCATCAGCGTTCTCCCATGCCTTTGTGTGCATCAAACCCATGGACTGCGGCGCGCTGCGTCGGAGGCTTGGGCGGGGGGTACTGGCAGACGTTGTTCCCGAACACGATGTACTCAGGGGCGTCGACGCCAGTGCCGATCTTGGCCACGATGCGGCCTTCGTCGTTGATCCGCATGGTCAGCCCCACGGGCTTCTCAGGGTCCACGCGGAAGTACGAGCGAAGGACCGATTCGAGATCGATCTCTTGGGCCATCACTGCACCCCATCTTTCAGAGCGTGGACGACAGCACGGAAGAGGAAGTCTTTTGCCTGCTGCTCGCGAGGAAGTTGGTCAAACGGGACGATGCAGTGGTGTTCCTTGCGCTCCGGGTCCTTCACGGGGCCGTACTTCCAGCCTTCTTCGAGCTTCTGCTTCATCCAACTCTCATGGCTGGCTTCCGGGCCATGGTCGCCGGACATGTGAAGCTCCACGCCGAGACGGGCACTGGCGCGTTGCCACTCAGGGGCGTCTTCCCACGCCGGCTGACTGGTGTCGCCAAGTGCTTGGCAGTACGCGCGGTTGACTTCGTGACAGGCACGAGCGATTTCTTCCTTGGTGATCAGCATCTTCAGCTCCTGAATGAAAAAAGGCCCCCGAAGGGGCCTTCGAGGTCCGCTGATCTTATATCAGATGGTGTCGCCACGCAACTTGGCCTTGGTTTCCTCGTCCAGCTTGGCGAACTTGTCCTGCGACAGGCGCAGAACGTCAACGTCGCCGCCCTTGCCGCCGGCCTTGTCGGAGTCCAAACCGACGTCCTTACCGTTCGGAGGCTGCTTCTTGTTGGCGTCGGCGGCCTTCTTGCGGGCCTCGGCGGCGCGCTGATCGGCCAGCTCCTTGGCCTTGTCGTCGTCACCGCCCTTGCCGGCAGCGGGCGGCGCGCCCAGCACGTACTTCACGGCCTTGGCCAGCGCGTCGGCGCGCTTCTGGCCCGCCTTCACGAAGGCGTTCAGCAGCGTGGCGACCTCGTCGGTCTTGTCCTCGTCGAAGTCCTCGTGCTCAGGATTCAGCGCGGGGTACTTGGCCTCGTAGCCAGCCAGCTGAGCGTTGTAGCTCATCTCGTCGATGGCCGCCTTGCGGGCAGCTTCCGACTTGGTGTTGGTCTGGTACTCGGACAGCTCGTCGCGCAGCTCTTCGACCTGACGGCGGACCTTGCGAGCCTCGTCCTTCTTGCCGTCGAGGATCAGGTCTTCGTACTTGTCCTGCAGCTTGTCGATCTCGGTACGCATGTCCTTGACCGCCTTGGCCGTGGCCGAGGCCTGCTGGCCGCCCTTGAGCTTCTCGATCTCGTCCAACAGCGCCTGTTCGCGCTGCTTGGCCTTGCCGAGGGCTTCATCGAAGCGCGACTTGGGGATGCGGATGCGCTTCTTCTTCTCTTCCTCGGCTTCGAGACGAAGGCGCTCGGCCTTTTCTTCCTCGGTCTCTTCGCCTTCCTTGTCGAGGTCGGCCTTGCCGTCACCGCCGCCGTCGCCGCCCCCGTTCTTGTCGTCGGGGCCCAGCTTGTCACCGCCCTTGCCGGCGTCGTCCAGAGGCGACTTGAAGTCGTCCCCACGGTCTGCGACCCCGCCACCGCCTGCGGCGGCGCCATCGTCACCGGCCGGAGCCCAGTAGCCACGAGAAATGAGTTGTTGGATTGCGAAAGGCATGGTCAAGCTCCTTGCTTGGGGGTTTTGGCCGGGGCACCCGGCGCTGGCGAAGTGGGAGACGCCTCTCCCGGGGGTTGTGCGTTGTGTACTGCCGCCACACGAGCGGCCTTGGCCTGCTCCTTGGCGACGGTGGCCTTGATGGCTGCTTCGGCGGTGGCCTGCTCACGCTTGAGGGCCATCTCCATCTGCAGCTGCTCGCGCTTGAGTTCGAACTCGCGGTTCATCTGCTCCTGCTTGAGCTGGAATTCCTGATCGAGCTTCTGCTGTTCCATGGCCATCTCGGCCTCCAGCTTCTGCTGCTCCAGTGCGATCTCGTTCTGGCCGCTGTCCTGACCGATCGAAGCGATCTCCTTCTGGGCCTTGGCCTGCTTGAGCTGAGCGTCGGAGCCCTTCTGGGTGGCCTCGGCCTCCTTCGTGGCCACGTCGGCGGCCAGCGCGCGCATCTTCAGCTCAGCCTGCTGCTTGGCCTCGGGGGTCTGACCGGCCTGCTCCATCTCCGCGATGATCTGGGCCTTCTCCTTGAGGCGGCTCGACTGCAGGATGTACTTGTCGGGGATCTGCACGCCGGCCTCGGTGCGCAGACGCACGGCTTGGTCGAACTGGGTGTCCTCGAACGTGTCGCGCTCGGGCTGGTTCGTCACCACGATGGCGTACTCGCCCAGCGTCAGGTCGTTCACGATGCGGCCCTCGGGCGTGGGCTGGTTCACCGTCATCTGCTCGGTCGTGTTCATCAGACGGTCGGTCGTGATGTACAGCAGGCGCTGCTCGGTGTAGTACTCCTGCACGAGGTCCAGCACGGTGCGCGCGAGGATGAAGTCCGAGCGGTTCATGTTGTCCATGACCTTGGCGAGGTTCGCCTGCCCGCTCTGCTTGTTGGTCTGCACGCTCTTGGCCGCCACGTCCTCGCGCGCAAAACCCTGCATGTAGTCTGACACGCCCGAGATCGACTTGATGTGCTCCTCGGCCTTGTACGACACCCGGTCCAGTCCTGTGGGGGTCTGGTTCGGCTGGATCTTCTCAGCGTGGTCGATCTCGTCCAGCTCCAGCACGAGGCCCGACGTGGCACCGCGCTGCTCCAGCTCGGCGGTGGACATGTTGGTCAGCGCGTTGCGCTTCACCTTCCAGCCGGAGTTGGCCGAGGTGTTCACCACGTGCAGCTCTTGGCTCGAGACCTTGTTCAACAGCTCCTGCGGGCCGAGCAGGTTCTCCACGAGGCCGACGGTGCGGCCGCGACGGAAGTACGGGAAGTACGGCACCACGGTGAAGTGCTTGTACGGGCTCCAGTCGTCGTGCAGCACCACGTTGTCGGCGATGACCGTCCAGCGGATGCGCTGGATCAGCTTCTTCGTGGTGGCCAGCTGGGGGTTGGCCTGCAGGTGCTGGGCGATGCGGTCGTCGTCCCAGTCGGTGGGCACGACGCGCGTGTCGCCGGTCTCCAGATCGACGAAGTGCAGCACCTTGTCGAGCTTCTTCCACTGGCGCTCGATCACGCGGATGTTGCGGACGTTGTTGTACTCCTGCTGGGTCACCGTGTTGAGCGGCCAGCCGATGGCGCGCGCCGAGCCGAAGCGGTCGCGGTTGATGTCGATGGAGTCGTAGCCGTAGGGGTAGTACGAGTCGGTGCGGCTGCGCAGGAGATCCGCGTCCGCCTTGCCGTACAGCAGCTCGATCTGGTCGGGGCTCATCCACTTGGTGATGAGCACGTCGTTCCACTTGTCCGGGTCGTACTCGTCAGCATCCGCGTCGATCAGCACGTTCTTGGGGTTCAGCTGCTCGATGCGCACCTCGCCGCGCAGCGAGTCGGTGAAGTCCAGCCGCACGTCGAAGAAGCCACGGGACGTCACGACGCCGTCCGTGAACACATCGGAGCGAGTCCAGCTGAGCTGGTTGTTGTCCGCGATCTGCATGAACACCTTGGTCAAGGCGTCGGCGACCTCGGACGTGGCCCCCTCGTTGCGAGGCTTGAAGGCGATGTCCGTGCGGTTGAAGATCTGCTCGCCCATCACGTTGGAGATGGTCGAGATGATCTTGTTGATCGTCAGGGCGGGGCGGCGCTGAGCCTTGAGCAGGGCCAGATCGTTCTGGTCCCACTGCAGGCCGGCGAAGAAGTCCTCGCACTTGGCGGCCTTCTTCACGTAGTCGAGGTGGCCGTTGTCACGGAGCCACGTGTAGCGGTTCCAGACCTGAGTGGCCAGAGCGGTGTTCACAGGCATGTCGTTCTCCTCAGCTCAGCTCGTTGAGACGGTACATGGCCTGCAGCAGCACCGTGCGGATTTCTGCGAGGGCGTTGTCCAGCGAGATGTCGTCGTCCATCAGATCGTCACGATTCTCGTCGATCCAAGCGACGAGGTCCTCGCACATCTTGGCACACGGGCGGATGACGGGGGCCCACGAGGGGTACGCCTCGATCTTCCCGTGCTTGCCCTGCCACTGCTCGATGAAGCTGTCGATGGCGTCGGGCAGGTCGGAGTACAGGGTCTCCAGTGCCTTGTGGGCGGCGTAGCTGCCCGTCTTGAAATGCTCAAGGTGGGCGAAGGTGCCCATGTGCAGGACGCGAACCGCAAGTTCTGCTTGAAGCTTTGACATGATCTCTCCTTACCGTGGGAGGTGTTTCCACGTGATGCCGGTGCGCAACGCGTAAACGGTCTGGTATGTGACGCCAAGCTCCTCAGCAAGCGCTGATGAGTTGGCGCTTGACGCAAGTACGTATTTTGCCTGTTCTTCAGTCAGTTTTGCGGACAGGTGCTTGGCCCCGCGAGGGGCGCCGCCGCGCCCCTTTGCCGCCATGTCCTTCATGTTGTCGGACTGGGTCCCGACGAACAGATGATCTGGGTTGATGCACTTAGGGTTGTCGCACCGATGAAGGACGCACTGTCCGGGAAGCAGCGGGGGGTTGAAGGCTTCCCACACGAGCCGATGGGCGTACACGTACTTTCGACCGGTTGCCCGCGACCCAACCAAGACGCGTGAATATGCGCCGTTAGAACCGCCAAGGCTTTTGTGGCGCTCCATGCACCCGGTAGGAGTGCGGGTCGTTGAGGAGAGGAGTGTGTTGATGGTGGTCATAGGTAGCATTATGCAGACATGTGACCGCCCTGCCCAGCGAAACTCTCACTCAATCGATCCCGCCAGCTCTTCAGCGGCGGGGGTACGTACGCTTGCGGTGGCTCCTTACCCATGCACAGCTGCACTGCCCATGCCAAGGCGTCGACCACGTCGTCGTGGACGCCGGCTGGGAAGCGAAGCAACTCTTGTTCGGCCTGAGCGCGCCATGCGGCTTCTTCGGGGAAGATGACGCGGCCCTG